TTTCCAAATATCTCATCAATATTTACATCTACTTGACCTACCGTTGTAGTGTCTAAAAACTGAGTTTCCCCAGTGTTTGTTACATTATCCATAATTGTTGGTTTTTTATGTTATACTTTAATATACAAATTAAACTTGAAAAATTTAAAAGTAAAAAATAATTATTTAGCACTATATAGCTAACCCCTTATTTCTTTTTCACTTCTCCTCCTTTATCAAATTTATTTTTATTTACTCTTGCAATTTCAAGTTGCTTATTTGCTATATCTCTTTGAACATTAATCTTCTCTCTTTCTAAATCTATCTTGTTTCTATCAATAATCATTCTGTTAGTATCCTTATCTCTTTGTAAAGATGTTTGAGCTTGATACTGTTCAGTCTGTCTAATATCTTTCATAGCATCTTGATAATCAGATATTTCATTTTTATTAACATCTTGCATTGCTCCAAAACCTGCTGATCTAATTTCAGCAACAAGCACTTCATTTTGTCTATCTTTTTCTTTCTGAGTTTCCTCATAAGTTCTTCTAAGTTGTGCTTCCTCTGCATCTGCTTTAATTTTTTGTTCTTGCATTTGCTGTTGAGACTGCATCTCTTGTTCTTTCTGCTGTTTTAGTTTATTCTCAGAATCTTTAAGTACTGTATTAAGTTCAGCAATGGAATCAGATTGTACAATTTTACCAAGATCATATACTGATGCTCCTGTAGTATTGTTATTCATAGCCATTTGTTTTAATTGTTCTAAGATGGCTCTATGGTTAGCAGTTGTACTACAGAAGATATTAAGATCTCTCATTAGTAAATCAGTACCATTTATTTCAAAATTAACCTTTTCATCAGCTGATGTAATATAAGTTAATCTTGCTGAAGGATTTGTTGAATTATAATACTGAGCTAAATCAGTTCTCATTTGATGTACTCTTGGCATTAAGTAATCACAATGTTGTATAAAGAATACTTCTGTTTGTGCATAAGAAGAACTTTGTGCTTGTTCTACTCCAGTAGCAGTCATCTGAGATAACTGTTGTCCCATTCTTTGTGCATTAACACCAATCACTTCATATGCTTGTTGTTTAAAATGGTTTGCTAAGTTTACTCTTGACATTAATCTTTCTGTCTGAGATAGATCTAGTTTTTGGAAATGATTAAAGTTAAGAGCATTTTCTGTATTAGTAATAGATGTATCTAAAGGAAGCATTCCAAAATTCTTCATTGCAACATATGCTTTAGATAAATTACCTTTTCCCCAGTCTTCTCCTAAAGAGTGTCTAGGAAGAGTGTTCTGGTCTAACATGATAATAGTACCTAACTCATCTACTAATATGTCAGCAATCTGATTGTTTACTATGTTATATCCAATCTGGAATGGCTTCATTAAATCAATGAGTGCAGTTGACTTAGTATTCCTATCTGAGAATATAGCACCTTCTACAGGAAGTTTACAACCATATAAAGTATTATCACCTTTAAATTGAAACTTAAGTGGTCCAATTTTTTTCTTTTCTACACCAATATACATAGGTGTAAATCCTCCTGGATTATTCATACCCCAGAAAGAAGGAATATTTGGTCCTATCTTTACACCACCCCATACCTCATTAATCCAAATCCAATCTATATGTTCACCAAATATTAAATTATCTTTAGTTTTATTTTTATTCAACCTAGTATCATAAATAGGTTTAATAGTAGTCTTATAAGTTTCATCTACAATTTCCATTTGAACTTCACCTTCATCAGTAACAAGTATTAAATGGCCAACTTTTCTTTGAGACTTCCAATATATTGTTGTGCAGCGTAATAAATAAGCAGTTCCTTGATCATAATAATCTTCACTTTCAGATAAGATCTCAGTAACTATATCTCCACCAGTAACTACAGCTCCTCCCATTGCAGTTGTATATTGTCTCATTGCAAGAGATGGCATATTAGTATTCCAATCATGAGTCTTAGTACCATCATAAAAAGTACCATCATTTTGATAACCACCAATATTATAACCAGCAGATCTAATAGGATAAATAGCTTCTAATGCAACCATTTGTTCCTCATCCATTAAGTATCCATATTTATCTATAGCATCAGAAGGAGTTAACATATCTGTTTTACCAACCCAGTTAGCTTGAGATATGTATCTTGCATCTGGAGATTTATGATAAAAAGTTATAGCAGGATTCCATAGTTCTACTTCATAGTCATCTTCCATCATTCTCATATGCCAGAATTCTCTGTCAGTAATAAGCATATCTCTGAATGCTCTTTCCTCAAGTTCATTCATACCAAATCTTTCAACATCTACTTTATGTTGGTGAGTAGCCCACTCCTCTACCATAGATCTATAATCTTTTCTAAAGAACATTTCTATTTCTGGAAGAGACTTTAATTTATCATCTGCTGTTTCTTGTTGAAATTCTTCTGATGCAGGATCCATTCCTTGATCCATAAGAGCAGATGCTATTTTTAATTTAGCATCAGATAAAAGAACCTCTTCTACCATGGCTCTTTTTTGCTCAAGCATTTCATTATAAGATGTAGAGTCTACTGCACGGTAAGTAAGTTTAGTAGATCTTTTAGCAAATTCAGCTACTAGAACATTAATAACATTTGGAATAATAGGATAAAACTTTAGCTCTAATGCAGATTCATCTTCTTTAGTAAGTATTTCTACAATATCTCTATACTCATTATTATCTTCAACTATATAATCAGACTTATCTATAATACCTTTTGCAAGTTTATAATTCTTCATTAACCTACGGGCATTTCTACGGAGTTGTTTAAGACCTTCCCATTCAACCCAGTCTAAATTCCATGCTGCCCATTTATCATCTTTTTCATCTTTAGGTATAAATTGAAGTGGTTGGGTAATACTACCCATTCTATTAGTTTCAACTTTAGCTCCATCTTTAGCTTGTAAGGCATTAATTATTTTCATAATATTTATTTAAAATTCTTAAATGCGGATCTTTTTAAATTGGATCCTACATTACGAAAAGGATTCCTATTTAATTTAAACAAATTTTCTGACTTTTGCAAGTTTTTAGCTGCATCATCCATAATAACTCTTTTAGCATATCCTTTATTTGCTTGTTGTATTCTCATAAATGCAACCATTGCAGAAAATGCAACAAGTCTATCCACGTTTAAACCATCTGTGTAGGCATGCATTTCTTTAAGTAACATTATATCTGGGATCCTTTCTACACCATATGTAGTTTTTACTATAGTTCCATCAGGTTTAGTTACTGTATCTAATTCTTCTTTACAGTATTCTATGACATAACTTAGTAAATGATGTTTAAATAATACTCCTGTATTTCTCCAACCATACTCCTGGAAGACGTTAGCATTTGCACCTAAGTCTTTTAAGAACATAATTTGATTTTTGGGAACTAGATATCTTTGTCTTTTTCTAGATATCATATATAAAATAAATAAAGAAATATTATTCTCAATTACAGTCTGAGCATTATACCACTCTATTATCATTTCTAATCTTTCATGTGTTTGTTTGATATCATCAAATCTTCCACACCATGCTGCTACTATTTTATCTTGTTCAACATAAGTCTCTGTATCTGTGCCACTTACTTTAGTTACTTCAACTGGAGCTTTCATTACATAGATAGAACATAGTGAATCTGAGGTAGTTGTCTTTCCTTCTGCTACAGGGTCAATAGATGCATAATACTGACCATATACTGGATCTTGAATAGGTCTTTCCCATACAACTAAACATCCAGTTTTATCTTCAGTCTTTTTACTTATAGGAAATTCAGATATTGGTAACTTATTACTTATCTTAACTTTTACTTTTCCTACTTCATCTCTATATATATCTAGATATTCATAAGCATATTCTTTATCTTCTATTCTTCTTATTTGTGCAGTAACAAGATGTGATGGAGACTTAGATACCTTTCTATGTTTAAATGCTTCTGCTATATTTCTGGGATGCTGAGATATTTCTAATTGGTAATCTTCAGGGTCCATAGATTTCTTTATCTTCTCAAAATAATCATCTAATGCTTGTAATGCTTCTTCTACAAGTGAATTACCATAATCATCTATGTAAGGAGGCATTGACCATTG